AACTGTTAAGGATGGCGATACTGTTACAAATGACGGAATTGGTATAGTGGGGGTGTGATATGGCGACATCAGGAACATTTAAAACATCAGCTTATGATGGTGCATGCTTACAGTTCGACTGGTCATTAAAAAGTCAAAGCACCGTAAACAATCAGTCTGTCATTTCGTGGACATTAAAGGGCGCAGAAATCAAGTCTGGTTATTGGTATATGGTAGGACCTTTCAAATGCACTGTAAACGGCACTGTTGTTTATCAATCAAATACTAGAATTAAGTTATATACAGGTACGGTTGTTGCATCTGGTGAGCTTGCAATCGGTCACGATACTAACGGTGCAAAGAGTTTCAGCGCATATGCAGAATGTGCAATTTATGTTACGAGCGTAAACTGCAAAGGTTCTGGAAGTTGGAGTCTTCCCGATATTGGCAGAGCATCACAGCCAAGTTTGAACACATGGCCGAACAATTCTCCTGATTTTAATATCGGAGATACTATTGTTGTGCATATGAACCGAAAGTCAACAGTATTTACGCATACCGTTGTGCTGAAATTAGGTTCATACAGCTATACAATCGGCACAGGTGTAACGGATAATATTTCTTTGGATACGGACAAGATCGCATCGAGTTTGTATGCACAAATGCCAAACAGCAATTCTATGACTGGAGAAATTGCGGTCACAACATATAGTGGCAGCACGGTTATAGGTACGTCAAGCTGTGCCATTATTGCGCACGTTGTAAATTCTAATCCGACATTTGAGGTTTCATATGAGGATTCAAATTCTAAAACGGTTGCAATCACAGAAAACAATCAGTACATTATCAGAAACAACTCGACATTGAAAATCAGCGTAAGCAATGCGCAGGCATTAAACAGTGCAACGCTGAAAACATTGACTGCCGTAGTAAATGGTAATGCGTATACAGGCACTTTAAGTGGCTCTACAGGCGTTATAAATGTCAGCGTGGTAAATGTATCACACGACACGGAAGTGACCGTTAAATTGACGGATTCGAGGGGAAACGAGGGCATCAGAAAAATCACGGTGCTTGTGTATGATTGGACATTGCCGAGTGCGATTATCAAACTGAACCGTAAAAGCAATTATTATTCAGAAAGCATATTAAATGTAAATGCCAACTATGCGTCAATAGGTGGGAAAAATGAAGTAACGATTAAGTACCGCACGAAGAAGGTTTCTGAAAGCTCATATGGAAGCTATGCAACCATTCAGAACAATGTGGATATTAATTTTACGGCTGATAACAAGTATGAGTGGAACGTACAGGTTGAGGTTTCTGACAGGATAGGAAAGACAACATACAATCTGATTCTTCCGAAGGGGATTCCGATTGCATATGCTGACATCAAAAAATACAGCTTTGGTGTGAATTGCTTTCCGAAGCACGACAACAGCCTTGAAGTCAATGGTGTGTGCCTTAGTGGCAAGGTTCTTTACAACAGTGCAGGTGGAACAGCAGGAGCTGTCACATTGTCAGACAGCGCGGAAAATTATACTTATCTTGAAATCTTTTACAGATCGTCTGGCGATAATGCTTGTGGCAGCGTTAAGGTGTTCAGCCCAAATGGAAAACTTGTGCATTTAGGCGCGATTCACTATATTGCCGATTATGACTATGCAAAGTTTGCTCTTGTGAATGTGTCGGGGTCAATGATCACATTCAACCAGAATTATCAGATTATTCTGAAAAACAACGGTTCAACATATTCAGCAGAAAATGCAATTTTTATAACTAGAGTGGTTGGATATTAAACAAAATCATGGTATACTATGAGTGCAGTGTTTTCATGTTCACTGCATTCCTTTCTCAGCTTGTCGGAGGTTTTCGACGGGCTGTTTTTTTTTATGCAAAAAATTCTATACTAACTTGTCATAGCCTACAGGTCACATAATGTTAGTAAAGAAAAAAATCACCGTTTGCATTCGGTGATTGATTGATGTATATTATAGGTGGGTTTAGTTGACATTTGGGCATGAAATTCTCCTAGTAAACGGCAGGCAGAAATGCTTGCTTTTTACTTGAAGAAAACTTCTATTTTATCAGGTGAAACATGGACAGAATCAAGGACATTTCGCCACAACGTGCGTTTATTCTCACGTGTGAGGTTGTCATATATTGAACGCCAACCACTGTTCAAAAATTGGTTAAGATGATCGGTGCTTTTAGGTTTGAAAGATTCAAGCCTTTTTATTTTGTCTTCAGTTTCTGCGTACAGGCGTTCATAGGTACTTACAGGCATACGCTTCTTGATGAAGATATAATTCAGATTATCAAGCTCTTTCCTTAATTCCTTGAGTTCCTTTTCAGTTGTGTTCTTTGTTTCCGATGTGATGCTTGAGATTGTGGCTATATGGTCTTTCAACAGGTTATCAAGATTAGACAGCAGATACTTTTCTGTTGCCAGTTCCGCATAATGTTTCTTGTGGTTGCATGTATGCACTGAGTGGGCATTGTTGCAACGATAATAGTAATATCTTTTACCACCTTTTGGATGGCTCACTCCAACCAACTTAGAACGGCATTCTGGGCATCTTAACAGTCCAGTAAATAAATATATATGTCGTTGTATTCCTGTTCGTATATTGGCCTGTAATGCGGTCTGAACGGCATTGTATGTTTCTTTCGTGATGTATGGTTCTGCATAGTTGGGGTTTCCACGGTATGATCCTGCATAAAATTCATTCTTTAATATGTGCATATAGGACATGTAAGGCCGAGACAGTCCGTATTTATTGTTTACGTATTCGACAGTGTAATGGACTGATTGATGCAGGAGAAATGAATCAAAAATATCTTTCACTATTGGTGCTTTGGATTCATCAATTGCAATGCGTTTATTGCCGTTTTCTGTGGCAATTCTATAACCAAAAGGAACGTTACCAGTGATAGGTTGACCTTGTGCAATTTTGTACTCAAATACGGCTTTGATACGTTCAGAGCCTTTTTTTAATTCGTGTTCTGCAAGATTGACTTTCAGGTTGAACATAAACAGACCGTTTGCAGTGGACGTATTGATATCATCCTCACAAATGGAAATCATGGCAACGTCATTCTGTTGAAGAAGTTCAAGCATCTTGTTAGCTTCAAGGACGTTACGTGAAAGACGGTCAAGACGAGTAAAGGCTATTGCATCTAGATTGCGAAGGTTTGACAGCATGGCTTGAAGCTGAGGGCGTTTCATTGTGCTTGCTGAGAATCCTTCGTCAATGTAGATATGTTGCAGTGCATGACCATTATCGTTGCACCATTGCATTATTTCTTCGGCCTGTGCCTGTATTGAATATCCATATTTCTTTTGCTCATCTGTTGAAACACGAGCATATCCTGCCACTCGCAGATTTTTTCTCATAAAAAATACCTCCGATTGATTGAAAATAAAAAAAGCAGTCCATACTAGCCGATGAGGGCGGTGAAAATATGGACGCAGAAAAAATATATTCGTTGTTGTTTAATCTTTATGCTGAACAGGAAAATCTTAAAATTGATTATGAGTTAGACAACTCTTTTTTTTCGATAGGTTGTTTCAATCAGAAACATTCTTACTGTCAAGGTACAGTTTCATTATCTTCAGATATAGTTCATCCTTCTCAGGTTCAGGAAGATCGTGAAACAGAGACTCGATGCGCAGTGTGAGGTCTGTCGCTTCATCATAGGTTGACGTATCAATTCCAAAGTAAGATATATCAATGCCGTAAACCTCGCAAAAACGTTTCAGAGTTGAAAGAGTCAAAGAACGTTTCCCAGATTCGATATTTGATATGGCAGGACGAGAAAGCCCGACCATTTCAGCAAGCTCAGACTGTTTAAGATCACGGGAGTTGCGTAGTTCTTTGAGCTTCCTTCCTATTGCTTTATTGTTTATCATTATTCTACACCACCTAAAAAAGTTTATATTTCGATGATAACATAACGTAGCTATTTGAAACAACAACAAATAATCAAAAAAAGATGAAAAGTATTTGCAATTTGATGATAAGGGTTTATAATGTAGGCAGATGAAAGGGGGCACGAAATGAAAAGAGCAGAGCTAAAAGCATTCAGAATATCAAAGGGATTCACTCAGAAAGATGTAGCAGAAATGCTTGGAGTATCGACTAGCCATTATGCTTGTATTGAGCAAGGAACGCACAATCCTTCTACAAAGCTTGTCAAAGTGTTCTGCAATGTATTTGGGAAAGAGTATGCGAGTTTAATAATTGGGAGCTGAGAAGATGTTAGAAATCGTAACAGAAATCGTAAAAAGCGGTCACGCAGAAGAATTAAGAAAAATTATTAAACAATATGAAATTGATGTTTCAAAAGATGTTTCAAAAAGAAAGGAAAGCAAGAAAAATGATAGGATTTGAAAACATTACAAAAGATGTAGCAACTGATTTAATCGAACTTGTAAATCAGTTAAGAGGACTAGAAAAGTCCGCACAGGTCAACTATTCTGTGCAAAACCGAAAGACAGGAGAGTGGGTTAAGAAGGAATTTAATTATGTACCACTTGACAATATTTTAAACAAGATAAAAGAAAATAAGAACTTTGCGCTATTACAGCCTATTGGAGTTGATGAGAACGGCATAAACGGTGTTCGCTGTATTCTGGTACATAAGAGCGGACATGTATTCGAGACAAACACTTATCCGTTTGCAGTAAAGGAAGGTGCGAAGCTTCAGGATGAGGGAGCAGAGATCACATACCGCAAGCGTTATTCATTAGGTGCATTCCTTGGCATGGCAACTGAAGAAGATACAGATGGCAATGATGATGAAGCAACGAACAGCACGGAGCGTAAGGCATCGCCGAGACAGATTGAAGTATTGAGCAAGAACTATACAGGCGAGAATCTTGAAAAGCTGTTAAAGATGAACAAGATTGAAAAGCTGGAAGATATGCCGATGTCGAAGGCAAGCGAGTTGATTGGTAAAATCATGAAACAAAGAAAGGCGGACAATCATGAATAATTACATTCAGTATGTAGCGTGTAAACTCACTGATGGTGGCAAGCCATATTTGTTCTATGCACCGTTTTATGCAAGTATCAAGAGCGGTGACGAAGTGTTAGTTGATACGAATTTAGGAACGAAAATAGCAACCGTGCAGGCGGTTTGCAGTACATCTAGTGAGGATGTTGAAAGAATATTGCGTGTTTTTGCAGGTGCAGAAAAAAAGCCAATCAAACGAGTTATCGGCAAATATGATTTTACTAAATTTAACTACAGTGAGGATGAAACAAATGAATAACATTATCGAAAGAAAAGATTCAGACGTTGCATTGTCTGAAGAAGTATGTGAGAAGATTGTAAGCCTTGAGAAGCAGGCGAAAGAGATCAAAAAACAACAAGACAGAATGAAAAATGAAATTCTTGATGCTATGCAGAAGTACGGCGTATTAAAGTTAGACAACGAATTTCTTAAGATTGCACTTGTTCCAGAACATGATGCAGAAAGGTTTGACAGCAAGACGTTTAAGGATGAAAATCCTGACGTGTATGACATGTATGTTAAAATCTCAAAAGTAAAACCATCCATCAGAATCACGGTTAAGTAATGGAGACATTCAGCATTAAAGGCGGCACGCTTGAATATTTCGATGAAACGCATACATATCTGTATGATGGGCTTATGCTGCCAAGTGTCTCACAGATTCTTGGTACGAAGTATAGAAATGAATATTCAAGCGTGCCTCCTGCCGTGTTGAATAATGCGGCCCAAAGAGGTACGGCAGTACATAAGGCAATCGAGAACTACAACAATTCGGGCTATGATGATGGAAGCGAAGCGGTGCGAAACTTTAAGTTTTTGCAGAAGCAATACGGATTCGAGGTTCTGGACAGTGAACTTCCGATTGTGATTTTCAAAGATGATATGCCGATTGCATGCGGACGGCTTGACATGACAATGTTGATGGATGGACAGACAGGCATTGCTGACATTAAAACCGTCAGCACATTAAACAAGGAAAAGATCGCATATCAGCTGAATTTGTACCGCATCGGATTGATGCAAAGCTATGGAGTTGATGCACAATTCTTGAAGATTATACATCTCAGAGATGGCATCAGAAAAGTTATTGACTGCCCTGTAAATGAGGGCATGACATGGGAATTAATCGAAAAATTTTTGGAGGAAAAAGAAAATGAATAATGTTAGTTTGATTGGAAGGCTTACGAAAGATGTGGAAGAGCGGAGAACGCAGAACGGAACACCAGTTGCTTCATTCACATTGGCAGTTGACAGGAGAAAAAAGGAAGATGGCGCAGACTTTATCAACTGCATTGCATGGGACAAAGCCGCCGAGACAATCGCAAAATATGTTCATAAAGGTGACTTGTTCGGAGTGACTGGATATATCCAGACAAGAAACTATGAGAAGGACGGCAGAATGAATTATGTTACAGAAGTAGTCACGACAAGTTTTCAGTTCTTGGAACGTAAGCGAGAAATGGCTTCTGATAGCCATAGTGGTCAAAATAAGAGCAATTTTGATAATGGTTGGGGGAATACAGGATTTGACATGAATTCGTCTGAACTTCCGTTCTAGGCGGTAATAACTGTATGGTAGGAAATGCAAAAGCTATCATCCAGTGGTTGTTCGACCAGCAGGATGCAGAAAAGCTGTATGAGATTAAAGAGAAAAAATCGAAAAGATCACTCACAGCCAATGCGTACTACTGGTCTTTACTCAACCAGTTAGCGAGCGTGATGAGGTTTAGCAGTGAAGAAGTACATTTCATGATGCTCAAGCGATACAGCGTGTGTGAGGTTGTGTCGGTAAGGTCGGACATAAAAGTTGATGGCTATTTTCGATATTATGAAGCAATCGGGCAAAGTGATCTTGACGGCAAAGAGTTCACGCATTACAAAATTTACAAAGGCAGTTCGGATATGGATTCAAAAGAGTTCTCCATCCTTCTGGACGGATTGATTAGAGATTGCGAAGAGCAGGGCATACCTGTACTTACACCGGATGAGGTTGCAAAACTGAAATATATAGAAATGAGGAAAAAATAAATGAATATTTACGTTGAAAAAGGCGCGTATGCGCCGAATAGAGCGCACAAAACTGATGCAGGATTAGATATAAGATCACGTGAGACAAGGCTTGTAAAGGCACACAGTAGTGCTTTATTTCATACTGGATTGCATGTTCAGTTGCTACAAGGAACGGCAGGGCTGTTGGTTTCTAAAAGTGGTTTGAACGTCAATCACGGCATTACATCAACAGGATTGATTGATGAAGGATATACAGGCGAAATTCTGGTGAAACTGTATAACAATTCGGATGAAAACTATCTGGTGCATGCAGGAGATAAAATATCACAGTTGGTTGTTATTCCAGTGTTTTATGGTAATATTCACATCGTGGATTCATTGGATGAAAATACCGAGCGTGGTGATAAAGGTTTCGGAAGCAGCGGAAAATGATTCAGAAAGAGTTCTGCATCATGCATGACGGCATGTTCTTCACGAATGAACACTGCTACAGATATTATTCAGAACGGGTATACGGAACGGTAAGACATGAAATTTTTTTCGGCACTGCCAACCGCAAAAAGTCAATCAAATATGGCCTTGTGGTGTTTATCAAACCAGAAGATCACAACATGAGTGCATACGGCGTGCATAACATAAAGGGGCATGAATTTAATATGCATCTGAAAAAACTTGGGCAGAAAAGAGCGATGGACGAGTATGGATGGACTACAAGTGAGTTCATCGACATCTTTGGCAAGTCGTATATCTGAGGTGGCATAATGTACAGAAAGTATCACAATACAAAGACGGTTCTTGATGGCTTCAAGTTTGACTCAAAGCTTGAAGCTGAACGGTATGTACAGCTGAAGATTCTGGAACGTGCAGGAGTTATAAGGGCGTTGGAATTACAGCCTTCTTTTGAACTTTTGCCGTCATTCAGGAAGAATGGCAAGACGTGGCGTAAAACCGTGTATAAAGCCGATTTCAGGTACATCTTGTGTGAGGATGATAGTTATATTATCGAGGACGTAAAAGGCTCTACAGCGGTAATTACGGACGTATTTCGGTTAAAGCAAAAATTGTTTGAATATAAATATCCAGAGTACACAATCAGCATCGTTACGAGTGAAGACATCAAGAAGTTTCCAATAGAAACGAAAGTCGCCAAAATGTGTTGACATAATCACATTATGATGATAATATTAAAGAGTAGTAATAAACTATAATGTCTGTTCAGTAGTTCGCACCTGCTGAGTGGGTAAACAACTGAATAGATACGAGAACTGTATGGCTTGATAGGGTGCGAAACTATTAAAGCTGTGCAGTTTTTTCGTTAGAAAGGTAATCACATGATTGAAGATACAGAAAAGAAAGGAAGGAAAAACATGAACGAAAGCAGAGACTTCAAGGGCGTATGGATTCCAAAGAAAGTGTGGCTAGACACTAGGCTTAATGCACTTGATAAAGTTATTCTTATGGAAATTGACAGCTTAGACCAAGGTGAAAAGGGATGCTATGCAAGTAACGAGCATCTTGCAGAGTTCTGTCAATGCAGTAAAACGAAGGTATCGACAGCAATTTCAAAACTTATTGAATGTGGATACTTATACATTCAAAATTTTGATGGAAGAAAGCGAAAACTGAAAAGCAGACTTTCAAATTTTGAAAGGCAGAATATCAAAAATTGTAATGCTGATATTCAAAATCTGAAAGAAAGTAATACAGTTAATAATACAGTTAATAATACAGCAAGTAATAAGAAAGAAAGAAAGAGCAAATCGAAATCGTATGATGAACAGATTGAAGAGTATACAGAAAATGAAGATTTACAGAATGCGTTGAAAGCATTCTTGCAGATGAGATTGTTTATCAAGAAGCCTATGACAGAATATGCTCTTAAACTTATGTTAAAGAACCTTGATGAATTTGGAAATACAGACGATGTAAAGATCGCTATTCTAAATCAGTCAATCACTAATAACTGGCAAGGTATCTTCCCTTTAAAGAATAAATACACAAATCAGGAGAAACAGCCAGAAAAGAAATACGACCAGAATGGCTATGGTTCTGAAGAAGAACTCATGGCTATGTTTTACGGCAAATAGTTTCAAATAGAAACAAAATGCGATAAAAAGTAATGAAAATGTTTGACTTTCTATATTATAATGCTATAATAATAGTGTAATAAGAAAGAGGTACAAAGATATGTTCAGTAAGCAAAACAGAGACAAGTTAAAAAAGATCATTAAGAAGTATAACTTCTGCCAACAGTCACCATACAGTGAAAGTTTCTACACAGAAGGCAAAACACATTGCAAATTAGATAACACTAGCGAATATCTTCAGAAGTGGCTAGTATGTGAATACCACAATGGAACATATCACATTGTTGAAGAAGTATTCACAGCAGAAGAAGAAGCGCGTGAAGAAAGATTGAGTGAAAGACATAAAAAACTAATCGACGCATATTTTCAAGCAAAAGAAGGAACAAAAGAGTTCAAGAAGTTACAAGCTAGATTGTTCAAACCATGCAAATATAGCATTGAACTTTAAGAAAGAGAGAAAAAGAACATGAAAAGAAAAGAATGCGAGAAACAAATCAGAGACTTGATGGTTCAGATTCATGACGTTTACAGGAAGTACAATGAAGGCGGAAAATATCTCAGCCTTGCCATCATTGGCGACACCTTAATGGCAAATAATATGAAATATACAGATGATGCAGATCATCCGTTAGACATATTCTATGCTATCGAGCAGAGGGAAGAAGAAGCATGGGCGGAAACACAAAAGGAGACAATATGAAAACATTTTTCGAAGTTACGTTTGAAGTTCTGGGATGTGCAGTATTGGTGATTGGAATGATCACAATATTTGTGGGTGCGGTATTGCAGGAAAGCTACCGTCATTTGATTGATAATGACAGAGATCATCTAATAAATGAACTCATGGAAGATATGGAGTGCAGAAGATAAAATGAAAAAGAAAATGACATTAGAAGAACTGATAAAAATGTCTAAAGGCATGGGCATTGAAGAATTCAACAAGCTTTTAAAAAAGCAAAATAGAATCAGGAATCGTTTAACAAAAGTAAGCAATCTTATTGATGATGAAATAGATAGTCTAGAAGCACTAAGCGATGAGATTGGAAGCGACCGTTATAACAGACATCTAGAAAAGTTACAAGAACTTGAGAATGAACAAGTGAAATTATTGGTAAAATTCAAAGCCACCATATAAAGAGTGGCTTTTGCAGGAAGGACTGACAACATGATTAAGAACGAAGAACAACCAACGGCAGAAGCAATCCAGAGGATGTTAGAAACGTGTGGCGATGATGAGTATATCGAAGGAGATATGATATACTGCAAAAAATGCAACGAGCCAAGAAGAAAATGGCTGGTGTTCGGGTTCTTTGTTCCCGTGATGTGTTCATGCTTAATTGCTGAAAATGACAGGAAGGAAGAAGAGAAAAAGAAACAGGACAGACTGGCACGAATTGAAGGATATAGGAACACAGGCTTTCCTGACAAAGAACTTCAGAAATGCCGATTTGATCATGATGACCAGAAATCAAAGAAGGCTAGCGACATGTGCAGGAATTATGTGAGAAGGTTTGACAAGTTCAGAGAAGCAGGAAAAGGGCTTATTCTGTTTGGCGGAGTTGGAACAGGCAAGACGTTTCTTGCATCATGCATTGCGAATGAATTAATTGACAATGGCGTTCCGTGTCTTGTGACAAATTTTGCTCGAATCATCAATACGCTTCAGGGTATGTATGAAGGAAAGCAGAAATATATGGACAGCATGAACGAGTTTGACCTTCTGGTGATTGATGATCTAGGGATTGAGCGAAACACTGAATATGTTAACGAACTGGTTTATAATATCATTGATGCGAGATACAGAAGCGGAAAGCCGATGATCATTACAACGAATCTGAAGTATTCAGACTTGTACCATACAGAAGATACAAGCAAAGCCAGAATCTACAGCCGTATTATTGAAATGTGCCTTCCTGTACTTGTCAGCGGTGAAGACAGACGAAAGAACAAAGCACAGGATTCAAGGCTCATGGATATTTTGAACGGTTAAATGTTTCAAAAAGAAACAAAATGTATTGCAATTGTTTATATATTATGATATTATAATGTTGCGAAAGGAAAAAAGAAAGGAAAGAAAAAAACATGACAAACGCACAAATTATTTTCAATGAAGCAGTTGAACTTATGAAAAACGGAAAGATCGGAACCACAGGCAGACAGTTTGAGGTTGAGGACGAAAACGGCAACAAAACGATGCTTAATGAACCTGAAGACATTCATACATTCCAAGCATGGAAAAAGCTCGGCTATTGTGTTAAGAAAGGCGAGAAAGCTGTTGCACAGTTCCACATCTGGAAATGCGTATCGAAGGAAACTGAAAATAGCGAGGGAATGACCGAAGAACAAAAAAGAATGTTCATGAAAAAAGCAAGCTTCTTCAGCGCAAGCCAAGTGCAGGCAATGAATTAATGATATAAAGGCAAGCCCACCGCCTAAAGTGTGGGCACACAAAGAAGAATTTAAAGATTGTGAAATCAAGTAGAGAATGAAAGAGAGGAAAAATAAAATGAGTGCTTATGTATGCAAAGATGAAACAATTAGCCTATTAGTTGATGGATTTATGAATTATGGAACAGCTTTAAAGTCAGAAGGTTATGAACCAAAAATTCAAATTATTTACAACGCAGAAACAATGAAAAGAGAAATAGGACAATAACTCCTAAACAAAAATTATGATTCTGTGAATTTTAGATATGGAGAAAATCGTGCACCACGCGAGTTCAGATACATAGAAAATAATCAACGTAATGAAGAATATAAGTATTCTACAGAAAACCTATACAATGCGATAGGTGAATATGAATATCAAACATGTGAATTAAATGATTATTACGAATCGAAATTACATTTTTCAATGCTAATACTAAAAGATGATATGCTAAAAAGATACATTGAAAGAGAGAAATTTAAAGAAGGAAGGGCATAAAAGCCCTTTAAACAGGCAAAGCAGTTGATCAAGGAATATAACTTAGGATGGATGAAATAGAAAGGAACAAAAAACATGACTGAAATCGTATGGCAAGAAATTAAGAAGAACGGAGAAGTTGTTACAAAACAGAGAACATTCAAGACAAAGAAAGCCGCAGAAAAGTTCATTGAAAAATTGTATGATAAGGATAACTTCTACAATATTTTAGCTACAAGATAATAGGGAGGACAAGAAAATGACAAACATGAACAGCAGAGAATATACAGCACTTATGAGTGCAGTAGATGAAATTATGGAAGGCAGAACAGTTAATATTTATGAAAATTCAAGCTTTGGTGCAGAAGTAATAACATTCGGTGTGAACTGGTCAGCTTGTGGGACGCAGAACATCGAAGAAACAAAGAAATTTGCTGAGAAAATCAACAAGGCTTGTAAGATCGTGGAAAAGCTGAATGCAATGCAGATCATTGTAAACTATAAAGATGAAGAAAAGCCAGACAGAGAATCATACATGGCATTGATCGCAAAGTATATGGAAGAATTGCAGGCAATATGCTAATGCTTAAAGGTTTCAAATAGAAACAAAAACTTACAAAAAGTATTGACATATTGTTATAATATGGTAATATATGGATGTAAAGAAAAGGAGATAAAATAACATGAAACAAGTACATATCGGTTATCACAGTTATACAAATTCAGGAATCGTTGAAGCAGTAGCAAACGTGTTATTTAAGAATGATTTTAACGTTGAATTATTTGGCGTTGACTTATGGGCAGATGAATTGCCTAACAATTATCAGATTGTTGATTATGATTCAAGAGAAACATTGCTAGTATGCGAAGATGGCGAAATCATGGATGATGCGGATGAAATTGCAGAATGGGAAGACAAACACTGTTGTTAAGTTAAAATAAAAGGAGGAAAAAAACATGACTGGAAATATTTACTCAAAAGATTGGCAAAAGGAAAACATGAAAGAGATCACAGATTCATCATTTACAACATCATTTACAAAGTTTATGTGCGACAAATACATGAGCAATGAACATAGATTAGGTGAATTACAAGAGAAAAGATTCATGAAAGGCTTAAATGGTTTAGAAAAAAACTTATATATGTGGATTTATGAAGAAAATGAGCAAATTGAAAAAATGTTTAACAATTGGTTTAGAAACTTATATTTAAAATACAAAGAAAAATATCCCAACACTGGAAAAGCTTGTTTAACATTTAATTATAATTCAATGTACACTCATGGGTTTATTGACAAAGAAACAAAAATGATTAAAGTTAACGAACTATTGGATTTTGTAGCTAGGAGTTATGGAGTATAGATAAAGAGAAAAACAACATGGAATTAAAAGAAACAATGTATGATACTGCAAGGCTTTTAATGGAAGCAAGCAATCAGATTTGGAGTGGACTTGCTGATGCAGGATTAAGTTTAGATGAATACCCGAAAATCAAAAAGTCATTGAAAAATCTAAGAGTTGCAATAGATGACTTTCAGGAGATATGTGAAAAAGAAAATGTATGTCCATTTTGTGCTGGAGATATAGAGGAAGAACAAATTCAAGAAGACTGTGGAATTTACGTAAGAAGAAAATGCGCGAAATGCGGAGAGGAGTTCTAATGATCACTGAATTTTATATTTTTGGCTATGAAACTGTTCAATACAATTGTGGATTTAAACCAATTGTAAATATTAGTTTCAAAACAGATGATGGTTTCAAGTTTATCAAACACGTTCTCTTAGATCACAAAGAAGTCGAAGCTTTCTTTAGATCAATTGATGTTGAAGCTTATGAGTTTGCTCAGATTCCTGGAAAAGAAGGGAAATGCTTTATTGAAAAGGATTGCGACCGTTATTTCGTAAGAGAATGGATTAATAAAGAAAGATTGAAAGAGGGGTACTAGCGTATGTGGATTAGAAGCCAGCATGGAAAGTTTTTTACAGATTGCGACTATTTCGAAGTTGAAAGATTTCATGGACAATATGGTGTGATTACTTTAAATAATAGAAGTGACATTAGTGTTGCCTTGGGTATATATTCCAGTGAAAAAAAGCTTTAAAGGTATTAGATGAAATTCAAAAGCGAACAGAATATATATACCCTAAAGCATTCCAAATGCCTGCAGATGAGGATGTTGAAGTATGACTTTAAAAGAATTGTTGCCGTTAATTAATGAAACACATGTTGCGATATATGAAAAGAAAACAGTTGCTTATCGTTTCGTTGTGATTATGAATCCAAAGAAAGATAAAGGGTGTATTTCAGATGAATTATTAGAACGTGAAATCGATTCGATTTCTCATACTTGTAATCGTGCGTTTCAAATTATTCTTTGTAAAGAAAAAGATGATGAGGTGGAAGAAAATGATAAAAGGAACACACGAATTAATTGAAGTTGAAGAGCTAACACTTGTAAAGGATTTAAACCCTAAATACAAAGTGATCGAATTGATTAGTCCAATAGATGTATTTCCTTATGCAAGAGTCATTGGGAAATTCTATTTCAAAGACGTGAAAAAGAAATATGGTGACAAAGAAGTTGTTAGTATCATGAATTTCAATGATACAAGAACAACGTCAATCGCTATCAAATTATAGGAGAAAGAATATGGCAAAATTAACACAAGCGCAGAAAGATGCGTATATAAAAGAGTTAGAAGAAAAGCTGGAAGAAGCTGATAAAATTCAGAATGATCAGTTGAACATTCTGAATATCAATCAGAAGAAAAAAAAGAAACATAAGAAAATCACGCAGCGAACTGCCCAAGCATGGTTGCTAGTTGCGTTGGTTATTACACTTCTATTGTCAGTCATGAACATATGCATGTTAAGTATGTACATGGATATGTTTGAACAAGTTGGGGGATATACATACGAAACATTTAAAGGAGAAAGGAAATGATTAGATTACAAAACAATTATGCAATCACTTCTAGCGGTGGCTCATTTGCCCTTGTAACGTTTGTAAAGAATAAAGATAAAGAAGGAAATGAGATATACGTACAAAAGCCTATCTCATACCATACAACGCTAGAATCGGCTTTACAGAGCTATTCTAACAATCGTATGGCAGATTTAGTTGCCAACGTAGATTTAGACTTGAAACAAGTTAAAGAAGCTATTGATGATTTAAAGAGGGAGATAAAAGCGTATGAATAAATATCAAGAAGCAATAAATTATTTATGGAATGCATATGATGAAAATAAAATATATGGTATTGCAAGTAGAGGTTATCTAGAAACGTTACAAGAGTTAGTTGATAAAGCAGATTCATTTGAGTGGATTCCTATTTCTGAAAAGCTTCCAGATGAGCATGATAGCATATTCGCTAAATTGTATGGAACAAATGAATGGGACGATGCGTTTTGGAGAACGCAATCAAAAGAGGTGCTTGTGACCATTGAATACGAAGATGGTGTAAGAACTGTTAAATCATCACATACATCTGATGGGGCATTAGAAAAGAGAGCTAAATTGAATAAATGTAAGGTTGTTGCTTGGATGCCTTTACCTGAACCTTATAAGGAGAAAGAAAATGAATAACAAACACACGGAAAGATGGGAAGAATTGAGGTGGATTTAATGGCAACAAAACAAGAATATATAGATGTTTTAGGCCAAATGGGAGAATTATATTACAATTATGATAATTGTACGCTTGCGATGAACCTATTCAAAGAAGATATAAATTTACTTACAAGATTAGTAAATGAGCATTTTGAAGAAAAAGCAGAAACAAATTATGAACATTACAAAGATGAAATCATAGAAAATTGTGGTTTTACTTTTGCACTAGTCGGCGGAAAGCCTCATAAATGCGCTTGTGTCAATTGTAATGATTGTGGATTCAGTACAGGGCATGGATGTACCGAAAAGATTAAAGAATGGTTAAAGAAACCGCACGAAAAGCCAGTATCAGTATACAAATTAACTAAATTTGAAAAAGAATTATTACAATGCTATCCAGATATATACAGCTTTAAAGTATTTAATTCTTTAAACGGGATGAAGGAAAAAGGATATTTTAAAGGAATTGATGATAATGAAATAATTGGAGAAATTCTAGCAAATTGTGAGGTAATCAAATAATGCAGAAAGCTAGATTACTGTACTTAACTGATAAGTATGAAGATGATTTAATCAGTAGTACTGGTAAACACAAAGAAGATTATATCGGTCAAGTTGGTAATATTGTGCATCAGCAAAATATCTGTGTACTTGTTGGCACAAATAAATATTTGTACGACATCAAATTTAATGATGGTGCTAAATTTTGCGTTGAGAGAGAGCAAATCAAATTTTTGGAGGAAACTAAATGATTAATTTTATTTGCGGGTTTATATATGGAAGTGGTGCAACACTTATTATATATAGCCTAATGGTAGGAAAAAGGATTCAAGAAGAACAAGATAAAGCTACAAAATGTATCTTCAAGTATGAAGGATACAGAAGAAGAATCAGAACACTTGAATATCAGAAGTGTGAACTAGAAAAGAAGCTTGAATCAATTGAAAGAGAGGTGAAAAAATGGCAAAGCTTGCAAAAATGAAGTACAGAACAGTTGGTGGTGACTTAAAGGTCAACACGTATACTACGGCAATATCCAAAAAGATTGTGAAGGAATCTGGTATTGATCCTGAAAAAGAAATCACAGTAAAGGCAGAAAAAGGGAAAATCATTATCGAGCAGAAAGGATAAAATAAAGGAAAAAATATGAGTGGTGGAAGTCATAACTATATAGCATATGATATAAACGGTGCATTGTTTGAAGATCGTATAGACTCTCATTACAAAAATGTTTGTGATGAGAAAATCGCTAGAATTGCAAGAAACATGAATCCGATGCATGACAGAGAACTATCTGAACTCATGGCAGATGTAATATGCGTGCTATACGGTTTGGAATGGTTCGATTCATGTGATATAGGAGAAGAAACATATAAAGAATGTGTGAACAAATTCAAAGCAAAGTGGTTGAAGAGAACAGAAAAAGATAGATTGAATAGCTATCTTGAAGATTTAAAAAGCTATTATGAAGAGTTAGCGGAAGAATTAAAAGAAAATGATTAGCAGAGCAAAAAAGATAAAATAAAGGCAACGAAAAAGGGCATAAAATCCCTTTTTTTTGTCGATAATTATAGTATAATTTACTTATGAAAGAAGGTAAAAAAATGGTATTTTCTAATAAAACATATGACAACTTGAAATGGGTTGCGCTTGTTGGAACGAACGCATTTTCAGCATTGATTATCACACTCGGAAAAATCTGGGGTTGGGATTATTCAGAAGCGATTGCAGGAACTATTTCGGCAATTGGAACGTGCATTGGAGCATGCTTACAAATCAGTTCTGCAAACTATAACAAGGTGGAATAATGACTCCTGAAGCAAGTGTAAGCATCGCGTTACTCATTTCTTTGACTTCGCTTGCATGTACGTTGATAAATACTTTTGCAGGTGGCAAAAAACGTCAAGAAGAGCAGGCAGAGCGAGAAAAGAATCGGCAGTTGGATGTTGAAAAAAATTTCGTAAAAATCAATGTGAAACTGGACGATTTTTGTGACACAACAAAAAAGATGATGGCAGAAAATGTTGAAAAGACTGAACAATTAAAAAAAGTATCAGAACAGCTCGTTCTTGTTTCGGAGCGAGTAAAAACGCTGTTTAAGTACAAGGATGATCACGAAGCAAGATTGAAGGAGCTTGAAAATGAACGGGTACAGAATCATTAGCACCGTTCATCTGGAAACATATTAGGGAGGAAGAAAAAATGGCATTAAACGGAATTGACATTGCGAGTTATCAAGCAGGAATTAATTTAAGTGTTGTACCATGTGACTTTGTAATTTGCAAAGCTACAGAAGGAACTGGATACGTAAATCCAGACTGTGACAGAGCTTATCAGCAGGCAAAAGCAAATGGAAAGCTATTAGGTGTATACCACTATGCAAATGGTGGTAATGCAGTAGCAGAAGCAGATTATTTCTTGAGCAACATTCAAGGATATATTGGAGAAGCTATTCTTTGTTTAGACTGGGAGTGGCAGAACAACGCACTATGCGGAACAGGTGGTCCAGCTAGAACATGGATTAGTAACTGGTGCAATCGAATTGTAGAAAAAACTGGGGTTAAACCTTTAATCTATGCATCAGCAAGTTTGTATAAAGAAGTGTCTGGCATTGGAGACTATGGCTTATGGATTGCACAATATGCGAATAACAATCCGACAGGATATCAGGAACATCCATGGAACGAAGGAAAGTATGACTGTGCTATCAGACAGTATTCTTCTTGTGGAACATTATCAGGATATGGAGGAAGACTTGACCTAGACAAATTTTATGGTGATGCAACAGCATGGCACAAGTATGCAAATCCAAGCGGTGAAGCAAAACCAGTTACACCAACACCTGTTAAAAAAAGCAATGAGCAGGTAGCAGCTGAGGTGATTGCAGGAGCTTGGGGAAACGGTGAAGATCGCAAGAACAGACTTACACAAGCAGGATATGACTACAATGTTATTCAAGACATTGTGAACAAGAAGGCTGCACCTGTTAGAAAGTCAAATGATCAGATTGCAAGCGAGGTAATTGCTGGGCAGTGGGGAAATGGTCAGGACAGAATGAACAGATTGAATGCAGCAGGATATGATGCAAACGCAATCCAGAATATTGTGAATGGCAAGATGGGTGCATCACAGGCACAGTATTACACAGTACAGAGTGGAGATACACTATCAGGCATCGCATCCAGATATGGCACGACATGGCAGAAGTTACAGGCTATGAATGGTATCAGTAATCCTAATTTAATTTATGCTGGACAGCGTATCAGAGTGAAGTAATGGCACAAGGCTATTATGCTTGCAGCAGGTGTGGCAAGATACATCCGAAAGGTTATGTATGTCATGTACAAAAGAAGCACTACAAGTACAGCTACAAAGAGTCAAGGATGAGAAGCAAGGGTGCGTGGACGGAGAAGAGCAAACAGATTAGAGAGGATGCAAACTATCTATGTGAAGTATGCAAAGACAAAGGCATATATAATTATCGTAACGTATCAGTGCATCACATTGAGAAGTTGAAGGACAAGCCAGAGCTATGGTTGGAAGATGATAACCTTATATGCTTATGCAAAGACTGTCACAGGTTAGCTGATGCAGGAATGATAGACAAAGAGTATTTAAAGAAGTTAGCAAGGCAGAGAATAGACAAGCTGAAGTAATCCCCCCATGGTAACAGGCATTGTCTGATGTGACACCAAGATCAAACGTCCATATAACTAATCACAAAAATTATAAAATACTAAGATTTTTTGGATAAACGGCCAAATTCACGCTATAATGTGAGTATAAGCCGTTTTTTGTTTCAAAAAGAAGCGAAAATCATGCGAAAGTGTTCCACGTGGAACATGAGCGGGCAATATAAGAAAGGTAGTGAATGAAAATGGGAAATGAGAAACTAAGTTTTAAAAAAATAGGTGCTTCAAGTGCTGCAAGTTGGGCTTGGGGAACATCTTTAATCATGGGACAACAAATAGCTCAAGAGAAAGGTATAATCGCTTGGGTCATATGGGCTGTTTGTAACACCTTAACGCTTGCATTATTTGGAAAGTTTTATTTGCTGGGATGAAACTAAAAAAGATGTATGGATAAGACAAAAACCAAAATTTGCAATTACAAATGACCCATTACTTGATGAAAGACATGATACTTATCAAAAATTTATGGATAAAAAAAATAAAAATTGTGTATCCGTAATTGGTGTTAGAGCAAATGAAAGTATTCAAAGATTAATGAATTTGGCAAATATAAAAACATCACAAGGAAAAATGTTTCCTATCTATGATTGGACTGATAAAGATGTATGGATGTATATCAGAGATAATAGCTTAGACTTCCCAGACGCATATAAATATATGTATCAAGTAGGAATTCCAATTAATAGATTAAGAATAAGTCAATTCTTTAGCATAGATACAATAAGAAGTCTAGTTAACATGTGTGAATTTTACCCTGGGCTATTTGATAAGATTTGTAAAAGAGAACCAAATGCATATATGGCTATGTTATATTTTGATACTGAAATGTTTAGAAGACAAAAGAAAAACAAACAAGCAAAGAAAGATGAAGAAGTTGATTATAGGAATAAACTCTTTGAGATGTTAAAAGAAGAATGGAGATTTGATAATAAACCTATGCAGAAGGTAAAAAAACTAATTAATAGAATATTAATTAAATATGGACCATTTTTAAACCAAAAACATTACAAAGAGTTATGTAATATAGTAATTGGTGGAGACCCTAAAGGAAGAACATTAAGAGCTTTAGATTTAAAATTATTTATGGATATAGCGAAGGAGAGTAGCGTATGAAAGAAAATGAAATAAAAAAATATGAAAATAAAAATATATTAGAACCTTTAGAAAATGTTAAATTTGTTGATAGAGATTTATTAAAGCCAAATAATTACAACCCAAATAAAGTATCAGAACAAAATCTTGAATTATTAGTTCAGTCTATATTAGTAAATGGTTGGACTATGCCAATAGTTATAAGACCGGATTATACAATTATAGATGGCTTTCATAGATGGACCGTATCAGGTAGAGAGCCATTAAAAACGTTATTAAAAAATAAAGTGCCAGTTGTTATTGTAGACCATAAAGACCATGCAGAAGATATCTATGGTACTATCACACATAATAGAGCAAGAGGAACTCATTTATTAGAACCAATGAAAGCGATAGTAAAAGAATTATTGGATGAAGGAAAAACAACAAAAGAAATATGTAAGGAATTAGGAATGAAACCAGAAGAAGTATTTAGATTATCTGATTTCACAAGAGAAGATTTTTTAAAAATGATGATTAAGGACCAAAAGACTTATAATAAATCATATCAAATAAAAAATCTTAAATAAAAAATTATAGGAGGTGATAATATGGCAAAAATGACTTTAACCGAACAAGCACAAGAGATTTTAAAAATTGCAGAAGAAAGTGGAGTGCAAAGTAATTACTTTTTTATAACAACTTTCAAAAGATATCAAATGCAATTAGTTATGTTATATGAATTAGAAAAATCTATAAAAGAGGATGGAATATTAGTTGAAAAAGAATATGTTAAAGGCAGAAAAAATTTATATTCTAGTCCAGCAGTAAAAGATTATAATGCAACAACAGATAGTGCAAATAGAACAGTCGCAACTCTTATGAAGATTATTAAAAACTATAATGTAAGTGATACAACCGAGGATGCAGACCCGCTTATGAAGATCATTAATGGTGGTGAAGATGATGGCAGTGACGAGCAGTAAGGCTTACGAATATTGCAAAAAATCTATTAGAAAGAAAACCACACCGAAGTACGTTAAGTTACAAATGAAAGCATGGATGAGGATTGCTGAAGGAAAAGACAGAAAGTATTTTGTATCCGAAAAGAAAGTACAGCAGATTGAGAACATCTTGAAACTGTTGATTATGCCGAAAGGCCTCAAGGCCGGACAGTCTATGTATAAGTGCGCCACTGGTTATCAGTGGCTTATTTATATCGCAATGCTAGGCACGGTGTATCGGGAGAATCCGAAAAAACGCAGATACGAAACAGGGCTGTTGGAGATTTGCAGAAAGAACTTTAAGACTTACACGGTCGGAACGATTTTCATTATTTTGTTTTTGACAGAGCCAAAGTTCTCAAAATTCTTTTCGGTTGCACCAGATGGTTCTTTGTCGAAAGAAATCAAAGAAGCAATCTCAGATACAATCAAAAGCAGTCCGCTGATATATGAGTATAAAGGAACGGAGCGTTTCAAGTTGTTAAGGGACTACATCAAGTTCAAACCGAACGAAAACACGCTTATACCGCTTGCGTACAGTAACAACCGTATGGACGGACGTATGCCGAATGCATTTATTGCAGATGAGGTCGGAGCATTGCCAAACAAATATCCTGTCGATGCAATGAGGTCAGGACAGTTGAACGTCTTTAATAAACTTGGGTTCGTAATAAGTACAAAATATCCGACAATCGACAATCCATTCGAGGATGAGGTTGCATATGCCAAAAAGATTCTTGACGGCATTGAGAAAGACGAAACAGTATTTGCGCTGTTGTATGAGCCTGACAAAACGTCTGATTGGGAAACAGATGATCTTATTCTTAAACAGGCGAATCCGTCGGCACTTGAAATCCCTGAAATTTGGGATGATCTTATCAAGAAGCGTGCCAGAGCCATTGCTATTGAGAATGAGCGAGAGAACTTTGTTACAAAGCATTGCAACATCATTTATCAAGGACAAGGAACCGAAACATTTATTGACGTTAAAGATGTTCAAGCATGCAAGGTTGCTGATATTGATTGGAACGGCAGAGTCGTATATTTAGGCGTTGACCTTTCAGAATCGAACGATAATACATCTGTTGCCATGGTTTCTGTCGATGATGATGATAACATTCTTGCAGAAAGTTTTGCGTTCATTCCATCGGACAGGATCACAGAAAAGACCATATCAGAGCGTGTGAACTATCAAGAACTATTGAAGAGTGGTAAGGTATTTGCATGCGGTGACAGAGTTATCTCATATGCGTTTGTTGAGCAATTAATCTTGAGCATTGAAAGCCGTTATAACGTACAAATTCAGGCGATTGGATATGACAGATGGAATGCATTAAGTACAGCGCAGAAATTGGCTAATGAGGGCTATAACACGGTTCAGATTAAGCAGTATTCAAGCGTGCTTCATTCTCCGACAAAGAGGATGAAAGAAGCAATACTTAAGCAAAAATTTAAATACACAGAAAATAAATTGCTAGAGATAAACTTTCAGAATGCGAAATGTGCATATGACACCAACAAAAACATGTACGTGAGCAAGAAAAAGAGTAACGGCAAGGTTGATATGGTGGTATCACTTATCAATGCAATTTACCTTCTGGAACAGGATTATTTCTTGAATGAAGGTGACTTCACATTCCAGATGATTTAATTGTAAAGAATGTGCATTTATGCTAATATATTTGCGTAAAAATGTTTCAAAAAGAAAATACTAACAAAGGGCGGTAACGAGATGGCACTATTCAGAAAAAGAATCAAGAATAAAATTAATCTTAATGATCAAAGTGTTCAGCTTGATGATGTGTTGCTGTCGGCATTGCTCAATAATGAGACAATAACAAGAGAAAAGGCGCTGACTCTTCCTGCCGTATCGGGTGCCGTGGATTTTATCAGCGGTTCGATTGCGTCAATGCCTGTTAAACTGTACAAGTACAAAGACGGCAAGGTTGAGGAAGTGCAGAAGGACAACCGTGTACGAATGCTGAATGGAGATACTGGAAACACGCTTGACGGTTTCCAAACAAAAAAGGCCATGGTCGAGGATTATCTGCTTGGCAAGGGTGGATATTGTTACATCCAGAGAGACAGACAGAACAACGTAACGGCGTTGAAATATATTCAAGATATGTACGTTACTGTATGGTCAAATTCCGACCCGATGAATCGCTTCGTACAGTTCTATGTTGGCACGGATAAAATCTATCCGTGGAACATGGTAAAACTCTTGAGAAATACCAAAGACGGAGCAAGCGGAAAGGGATTGACGGAAGAAATTTCAAAAGCACTTGAAACGGCATACAGTACGTTGGTGTATCAGCTTGGACTGGTTCAGACAGGCGGTAATAAAAAAGGATTCTTACAGGCAGAGCGTAGGCTTGGACAGGAAGAAGTGGACAAGCTTAAAGAAGCATGGAAAAGGTTATATGCCAACAACACCGAGTCCGTCATGGTTCTAAACAACGGCATCAAGTTTAAGGAATCGTCAAACAGTTCTGTTGAAATGCAGCTTAATGAGAGCAAGAAGACTTTACAGGATGAAATCAACGGAGTTTTCCACATTCATAGTGATTTCAATCTGACATTTAAGGAAGCGATATATCCGATTATTAAAGCATTTGAGACAGCAATCAACAGCACACTTCTGTTGGAAAAAGAAAAGAAAAACTTCTTCTTTGAATTTGATACGAAGGAAATTGTGAAAGCAAGCATCAAAGAAAGATTCGATGCTTACAAAGTTGCAAAAGACACAGGACTTATGACTATCAATGAGTTGCGTCGTATGGAAAATCTCAATTACATTGAGGGCATGGACGTGATCAATGTTGGACTTGGAGCAGTTCTGTATGATATTGAAACCGGAACGTATTATACTCCAAACACCGGACAGGTGACAGGTGGAGATGAAGAAGAAAAAGCTGATAAAGTTGAAGAGAAGGGGGCAGATGATGAAATACAAGTACCTGAAGAATCTGACGAAAAATAGTGCAGATTTCTATGTATATGGTGATATCGTTGATGAGAACAAGCCAAACTTTTGGACTGGCGAGAAATCAGAAACAGCAGTTGATACAAATGCATTCAAGGCAGAGCTTGAAAGTTTGAATGGTGTTACAGATTTTAATATTTACATCAATTCAGGCGGTGGCTCAGTGTTTGCAAGTTCGGCAATGGTCAGCATGTTAAAGCGATTCAGACAGAACACAGGAGCAACGATTCATGCGTACATTGATGGATTATGTGCAAGTGCCGCTACATACCTTGCCATGGTTGCAGACGATATAAATATTTACAAAAATTCTATGATGATGATTCACAAGCCAGTGACGTTAGCATACGGAAATGCAAACGAGCTACAGCATGACATTGACACACTCAATCAGCTTGAAAATGGATTGATGTTGCCAATGTATGAAGCAAAGGCAAAAGAAGGAATCACGGCAGAAAAGATTGCAGAGTTGGTGAACAATGAAACGTGGTTCAGTGGCAATGCAGATGATGATATGTACATCGGGAAATATTTCAATGTCAACGAACTTGAAACTGTGAAAGATGTACAGGCATGTGCAACAGATTTATTCAGAAATTACAAGCATGTGCCAGATGCACTAAAAAAACCAAAACAGACTAAAAAGCCTGTCGAGGATCGTGCGCTTGATTATTCAGCATACGAGAATATTATTTGTTCATTAAAGAAAGACGGAGGGGCGAAAGAATGAACGTAAAAGCACTTATCGAAAATCGAAACGCAAAAGTCGCTCAGATGGAGAACTCGTTGAAAACTGCAAAGGCAGAAAACAGATTACCATCTGAAGACGAAAAGAAGCAGTTCGCAGACTTAGAAAAGGAAGTCAAGGAAATTGATGCAACTATTGCTATGTACGACCAAATTGCAGAAATGAGCATGAAGAAAATTCCTGATGGACATGATGCAATGACAGATGCAGAAAGAGATCGCAAAACATTCGAGAATGCAATTCGTGGAATTGTAAATACTGACTCACCAACAATGCCAGCAGATGCAAAAACACTTATTCCGACAACTGTTTGGAATAGAATCATTTCTCAGGTTATTGAAATCTCACCTGTATTCTCTATGGCAGACAGATATAACATTACTGGCACTCTGATTCTTCCAAAGTATGATGCACAAAACAGTTCTATCGTGATGCAATATGCAGATGAAGGAACTACAGCAGAGTCTGGAAAGGTTGTTATCACTCAGATTACACTTAGCGGATTCCTTGCACGTTGTCTTGCGAAAATTTCAAAAAGCTTGATTAACAATTCCAACTTTGACATCGTTGGTTTTGTTGAAGCAAAAATGGCACAAGCAATTGCATTGTATTTTGAACATGAGATTTTGTTCGGAACAGTAGGCAAGGTTGAAGGTCTAACTGGAATTACATCAGATATGACTGTTACAACTGCCGCAGCCACAAAGATTACATCAGACGAGTTGATGGATTTACAAGACAAGGTGATTGACAACTATCAGGGTAATTCTATTTGGATTATGAACCGTGAAACTCGAAATGCAATCAGAAAGTTGAAGGATAATGACGGCGATTATTTGTTGAACCGTGACTTTACAGCAAAATGGGGATATACACTTCTAGGCAAGGATGTTTATTGCTCTGATGCGATGGACAAAATGCTTGCAGGAAAAACAACTATCTACTATGGTGACTTATCTGGTTTAGCTGTGAAAGTTTCAGAAGACGCTAACATGCAGGTATTACAAGAAAAATATGCAGAAGAACATTTACTTGGAATTCTAGCTTTCGTTGAGTGGGATGCAAAAGTTGCAGACACTCAGAAGCTTGCAAAACTTGTGATGGCAGCAGGCAAATAAAAAGAGGTGAAACGTTATGGAAGTAAGCAAAGTCAGTGATATTACAGTAGATTGCGTTGCAGATTATTTGAGACTGGATGAATTAACATATAAGGAAATCAATACATTGACAATGCTTATTTCTATTGCAACCTCATATATCGAAAACTATACAGGGCTTGATAATCTGGACAAATATCCTGAGTTCGTTATCGTTGTGTTGATTTTGTGTCAAGACATGTGGGACAACCGTACGATGTATGTTGACAGCAAGGACTTGAACAACACAGTTCAGAGCATTCTAGCAATGCACAGCGTCAATCTATTGTGAGGTGTTAGACATGTTAAATGCAGGAAAGTATTCAAAGCGTATCACGATTTATAAAACTGTAATTGTGACAGATGAGGATGGCTTTCAGACAGAGCAAAAGCAGGTGATACTACAGCCGTATGCATACGTGAGAACGACAAAAGGCTTTACGCTGATTGCTAACAATTCTGATTTTGAGAAAGCATACACCAACTTCACAATTCGGTTTTCAAAAACAGAGATCACAAGGGATATGCTGATTGAGTTTCACGGCAAGACATATACTATTGAGTATCTGAACAACGTGGATGAAAATGGCGTAGAACTAGAAATTCAGGCAAAGGAAGTGACGCACTGATGGCAAAATTCACGTTTGATATTGACGACAGTGTATTGAAAGATATATCTTACATCGACAAGCAGTTTGATCACATCTTTGGTGGCATGACCAAAGCAGGGGCAGAGGTCGTATACAAGAACGTTATTTCGGCACTTCCAGAGTCGCTGAGAAGTTCAGGCTTTAGCAGTCATGTGAAACTGTCGAAAGTTTATAAAACGCCGTCAGATGATGGTATCAACACAAAAGTCATGATTACTGGATATTTCATTAACAAAGACGGAAGAAAGACTCCTGCACCACTTGTTGCTAACATGTTTGAGTATGGAAGCTCAAAGAAGAAATATCCAAAGCATCCTTTTTTCCGAAAGTCTTTCAAAAAGTCACAAATCATGAAAGCGATGGAAGAAGAGCAGAAGAAGTTAAGCGGGGGGCTTTTGGATGAATAACCTCATCGAAAAAACATTGAGTGGCTTCACGGTAAACGGAAAAAAAATTCCAGTCAAGTTCTTACGATACAATGGAAGTTCGGAAACGTACATCACTTACATGATGACAGATGCGGACAGCGTGTTACATGGTGATGATGAATTGCTGAACTACGTTGAATATTATGATTTTGATATTTACACAAAAGGCAATTACAGGCCGATTATCAAGGCGCTAAAGGGATTGCTTACAGCTGTCGGGTTTATGTGGGAACCGGACAGATCGTCCGAAGATATGTACGAGGACGATACAAAGTATTACCACAAGACATTATGTTTCTCAATCGAAAGGAGCGAAAATGGCTAAAATTGGATTAAATAACTTCCGATATTCAAAACTTACGGAATTGTCAGATGGCAAAGCTACCTATGATGGTGCGAAAAAGCCAGCTAAGGCTATTTCCTGTAAGGTGGATATCAGCAACAATGATGCGTCTTTGTATGCCGATGATGCATTGGCTGAGAGTGATACTTCATTTCAGAAGGGTTCTGTTACAGCAGGAATCGACAACGAGGATATGCAGACTATGGCAGACCTTTTGGGACATACGGTTTCAGAAGAAGGTTCAGAACTTGTCAGAAATGCAAATGATGTTGCACCATATGTAGGTTTCGGAAGAATCGTCACAAAGATGGTGAATGGAGCTTACAAGTACACGGTAGAATTCTTATGCAAGGTTAAATTCTCAGAACCTTCTCAAGATGATTCTACAAAAGGTGAAAGCGTATCATTCAGCACAACTGAACTTAACGGAGTGGTGGCGACATTGGCAGATGGCACATGGTCAAAATCTAAAACGTTTGATACAAAGACTGAAGCTGTCACATATCTTGAAGGACTGATGGCAAAGACAGCCTAAAAGAGTATTCAAGGCAGGGTTAGTCCCTGTCTTATTTTTTGGAGGTAAAACATGAAGGAAATTTCAAAAGAATTTGAGTATAAAGGGAAGACATACGGGCTTGTATTCAACCTGAACGTTATGGCAGTCATTCAGGACAAGTACGGCACACTTGATGCGTGGGGCAAGCTCACAGATGGTAAAGATGGAGAACCAAACGCAAAGGCCGTTATCTTTGGAATTACGGCGATGATCAATGAGTATATTGACATTCAGAACGAGGAAAATGGCACAAGTGAAAAGCCACTGACACTGAAGCAGGCAGGAAGAATGATCACTGACATTGGACTTTCTGAAGCCACGAAGAAGGTAAACGAAACTGTTGTTGAAAGCACTAAGAGTTCCGAAAAAAACGTATAATCCCCGATGAGGATGAACCAGAGCCGATAGACTTTACACGGTTCTACTTTATCGGGCGTAACAAACTTGGCTTTACGTTTCATGAAGTTGGAAGATTGACACTGACAACTTTCAACCTGTTTTACAAGCATTATAAGGATGATTTTGATTTTGAACTGATGCTTGAAAAGACAGGAACAACTTATGCGAAAGCATACGAGAAATCACAACATGAAGATGACTGGTTCTAAGGGGGTGAGTGCATGCCATTAGGTGGTACAATTAAGTTAAAAGGCGAAAGCGAATACAGGCGAGCGTTAAGCCAGATCACACAGAACTTGCGTGAAGTATCTTCTGAAATGAAGGTTGTAACGAGTACATATGACAAGAACGACACAAGCACCGAAGCATTGACAGCCAAGAGTGACGTACTGAACAAGCGCCTTGAAGAACAGAAATCGAAGCTGAAACTTGTTTCTGACCAGTACAAGCAATATCAGGATGCTGTTAAACAGTCAGCGGATGAGCATGCGCAACTCGGTGAAAAGCTCGAAAATGCAAAGGGAAAGCTTGCGAGTATTGAAACGCAGCTTGGAATGAACAGTCAAGAGTACAAAGAGCAAGAGAAAGTTGTTAACGATTTGCAGAAGCAGTATGACGAAAGTACAACGGCGCAGGACAAAAACAAGAAATCATTGTCACAGCTTGCAGTGCAGATGAACAATGCTCAAGCGGACGTTAACAAGACAGCGAAAGAGATTGATAATCTTGGAAAAGAGTCTGACGGCAGTTCGAAACAGGTAAAGAATCTGTCTAACAATATGAATGATGCTGATGGCGCATCAAAAAAACTTGGTGATGGTTTCACAGTGCTCAAGGGTACAATGGCTAATCTTGCATCACAGGCAATCAGTAAGGTTGTTGATGGATTCAAGGAGCTTGTAGGTGGTGCGGTTGACTATCAGAAGTCAATGGAGTATTACACGACATCGTTTACGGTCATGACAGGTTCAGCAGACAAGGCAAGCGAGACGGTTCAGAAACTTGCTGATATTGGAGCAACAACGCCATTTGATATGCCACAGTTGGCAGATGCAACATCTTTGCTGATGAACTATGGTTTTAGTGCTGATGATGCGGTTGACAGTATGATGATGCTTGGCGATATTTCACAGGGAAATGCGGACAAGCTGAACTCTATTGCAAGAGCGTATGGAAAGATGAGCTCAGCGCAGAAAGTATCGCTTGAAGACATAAACATGATGATTGATGCAGGATTCAACCCGTTGCAGGAAATCTCAGAACATACAGGAGAAAGCATGCAAAGCCTTTATGACAGAATTTCAAAAGGCACAATGTCAGTTGATGAGATCACAGAGTCAATGAAGCGGTCAACGTCTGAAGGTGGTAAATATTTTCAGTCAATGGATGCACAGTCTCAGACTTTGGATGGCAGACTTTCGACATTGAGCGATACGATTAATTCAAAACTTGGTGAAGCATTACAGCCCATTTTACAAAAGGCCGCTGATGAGTGGATTCCAAACGTAACAAATGCAATCGACAATATGGATGTTGATTCTGTCGTTTCTGTCATTGATGATATTGTTTCTGCTGTTGGTGATTTATTCGGATTCATCATGGACAATGGTGGTACGATCATTTCACTTGTTGCTGGCATTGGTACCGCTATGTTAACGTGGAACGTTGCAAGCATGATTAACGGTGTGGTAGGGGCTGTTAAAGCATTTCAGGCGGCTAATGAAGGTGCATCTATTGCACAGGCATTGCTTAATGGTGTAATGAATGCCAATCCGATTATGCTTGTTGTAACGTTGATTGCAGGACTTGTAGCCACAATCATCACGTTGTGGAACACAAACGAGGGATTTCGCAATGCTGTTATAAACGTGTGGAATGCATTCAAAGACACGGTCGGAAATGTAATTACATCGGTTGGCGGATTCATAGACAACCTTATATCATGGTTTCAGGCTCTTCCAGGGCGTATTGGCGCATTCCTTGGTAATGTTATAAGCAACGTACAGAATTGGGCTTCTAACATGGTTTCTAGAGCTTCTGAAGCAGGTTCTAACTTTGTCAATGGTGTTGTGTCATTTATCAGTGGGCTTCCGTCTGCTGTATGGAATTGGCTGTCAAGTGCATTGAATAACGCATGGAACTTCGCAGGGCAGTTGGCACAAGCGGGTGCAAATGCAGCGTCTGGACTTGTAAATAACATTGTCGGGACAATCAGCAGTCTTCCGAGTCGGTTGTATAACTGGGGTGTTGATATGGTTCAGGGTATCGCAAACGGAATCAGAAGTGCAATCCATCATGTAACAAGTGCAGTCAGTTCAGTCGCAGACAAAATCAAGTCATTTCTTCATTTCTCAAGACCGGACGAAGGGCCATTGGCTGAATACGAAAGTTGGATGCCTGACATGGTTGATGGATTGAGCGATAGCTTGAGAAAAGCAAGCCCAGAGTTGATTAATCAGACTGAAGCACTGGCAAATGGCATGTCTGATGCATTCAATGTGAATAGTGGTATTTCTGCAAGTGGCGGAAGAAGCTACAATGCTATGGTTGAAGCATTCAAGGATGCTTTATCTCAGGTCAAAATTGAGATGGACAATGAAGAAATGGGACATTTCGTTGATAAAACTGTTACAAAGTTGATATACAATTAAGGTGGTGATAGATGTGCGAAACTATGTAATTCAAAATGGACTTGACAGCAGATATATCAGCGGATTACTGATTCAGGAATTGCCGTCAATCAGTAAGCCTTTGATGCGTACAAGCATTGAACAGATAGATGGCCGTGATGGTGATGTGATCACAAGGCTTGGCTATTCAGCCTATGACAAAAAAATGAAAATCGGTCTGTTTGGTGACTATGATATTGATGATATTATTACGTTTTTCAATTCAAGTGGAACGGTAATATTTTCAAATGAAGCTGAAAGATATTACAGATATGACATTCTTGATGCTGTCGATTATGAACGCCTTATGAGGTTCAGAACGGCTGAGATCACGTATCATGTGCAACCGTTCAAGTACAGCACAATTGAAAAAAAGAAGGTGTTTGACAATCCAACCGGAGCTATTACCGTGAGAAATAACGGAAATTATGTTTCCAAACCGATTATTCATATCAAGGGTTCTGGGATTATCAACCTGTCATTGAATGGCGTGCAGTTGTTCCGTATTGATATGAGCGCGACAAATTCAATCACGATAGACACAGAAAGGCTTGAAGCGTATAATGATTATGCATTGATGAACAGATATGTTTTCGGAAATTACGACAAATTTGTGTTGAAAGTTGGGCCTAATTCCGTTTCGTGGGATGGACAGCTTACATATATTGCATTTGAAAATCTGTCGAGGTGGATATGATGGAAAAGACGAATCTTGAAATGATAAAGGGTGATACATTGAGTTTTGCGATTGAGATTGAGTTCGATGACAAACCGCAGGAGCTTGAAAAAGCGTTCTTCACGTGCAAAAAGAATCTTGATGATGGCGATGTCGTATTCCAGAAAACACTTGAAGATGGTATCTCATTCAGAAAGCAGGAGCGCAACAAGATGTATTACGTAGTGCGAATCGCGCCTGAAGATACAAATGATATTGAAGCAGGACATTACTTTTACGACACACAAATTGAACTTAACAGCGATGTGTTCACTATCCTGACAGGTACACTGAAAGTACGGTTTGGAATAACAGACTAGGGGGGTGCATAAAATGGGCGAATACTTTACAAAACCTGTATGTAAGGTCTTCATGCTGAAAGGTGAAAATGGCCAGAAAGGCGAAAGAGGCCCGAAAGGTGAAAATGGCCTGAATGGTAAAGATGGACTTAACGGCGAAAAAGGGGAAGGCATTCCAACAGGTGGTACAACAGGACAGTTTTTGAAAAAGAAAAGCAACACTGATTATGAATACGAGTGGGCTGATATTACTCCAACTTCAATTATTTCAAACAATGAAATTGACGCTATCATGAAAGAGTAGGTGATGATATGGAACACATTACAATGCCGAGAGGTGACTTGCGAAATATTCATTTTACCGTTCACGATGCAAACGATGCAGAGGTAAGCACAGGATTCACTCAAATTACTTTTACGGTAAAAGCAAATACGTTGGCTAGAAAAGTTATCATCCAGAAAAAGCTGACTGACGGAACGATAACTAAAGGCGGAAATGTATATTCATTCTCAATAATGCCGGAAGATACAGACAACATTAATTTTGGCACTTATTATTATGACATCGAACTTATTAGAGGTGACCAGATACATCAGACGTTTATAGGAAAGCTGATTATCACGGAAGAAGTCACGTTCGCATGTGATACTGAAAAAGGGGTGTAAAGCATGGATGATTACAAGATTATCATGCTTGCGGACGATGATTGTTTAACTTTAAAAATGGATAGCGTTTCAGTTATCGGGACAGACGATTATAACGAGTTAACAAATATTCCTAAAATCAACAATGTTGAAGTAAAAGGAATCAAAACGCTTGCAGATTATGATATTGAGAGCGCAAGCGAAGCAAAAAAAGAACATGAAACATTGAACAGCAAAATTGATAAACATGCAAGCAGCAGCGATATGCATGTTACACTAACAGATAGGTTGAAGTGGGACAGGGGTACGACGTATACTGTTAGCGAAGGAAATCTGATTATAGGAGGAAAATAACAATGACAGCAATTTCAGAAATCACATTACCTAATGGAGCGACTTACGACATCAAAGATGCAACAGCGAGAAATGAAATTAGCATGCTAAAGGGCTCTAATACAGGCGCTATGCATTACGCAGGGGTTACAGCAACGGCACTTGCGAATGGCTCTAGCACATCACCAATCAAGATCAATGAAGCAGATTATACACCATCAAACGGTGACGTTGTAATTTACGGACAGCTTGAATTTGTATGGTCTACATCAGACAAAAAGTGGCATGAGTTTGGTAGTACAGGCAGTCTAAAGGGACTGGCATTCAAGGATTCTGCGAGTGCATCATATACACCGGCAGGATCAGTTTCAGCACCGACTGTTACGGTTGCTGTAAACACAGCGAAGGTTGCACCAATCACTGATGTAGGCACATTGCCAAATTTCACGGCATCTGTTTCAAATGAGACTCTAACACTTGGATTCTCAGCAGGTTCTTTGCCAACAAAAGGAGAAGATGTAACGGTTGCAACAAGCATTAAGTCTGCTAGTGCATCCGCACCAGCGTTTACAGGAACAAACGCAACGATTACAACAAAATAAAGGGGGTTGTTTGAATGGCTGATATATCAAGTATCGAACTTCCAAGCGGCACAACATACGCTGTCAAGGATGCTATAGCCAGAAGCCATATAGGAAATAAAAACAATCCTCATAGAGTGACTAAAGAACAAGTTGGACTAAGCAACGTTGCAAACTATGATCAATCAAAAGCAATCAAAAGCATTACAAGGTCAGGAACGACATTTACAGCAACGGCATTGGATGGAACAACTACTACATTTACTCAGCAAGACAACAACACTACATATTCAGCAATTACTAACGAAAAGATTGATTCTATTTGCGTATAGAAAGGAGAAACTGAATGGCTTTTTTAGATGAAAAGGGATTGACGTATTTCTGGGGGAAGGTTAAGGAAGTTTTCTGCAAAAAAAGTGACATTCTCAGCTATTCTGGTATCAATTCTAGCTCGAACCTCACGGATAAAATTGCAGGAGCAAGCGCCCTGAAGGATGTGTTTACTCCAAAACTTATATGGTCAAATGCAGCACCAAGCGCAGAATTTGAAAGCCAGACTATTATTCTAAGTGGCAACTACGATGCGATACTGATTGTATACAAAACATGGAGTGGCGAAAGCAATATGTCCATTCGAATGGTATTTAACAACAACACCAATGCAGAATTACTTTCTGCCGACGCTCACATAGCTTACCGAAGATGCAAACTGAACGATAATGCTCTGCTTTTTGAAAAAGGAAAACATATCCTAGACTATGGAAGTGAGCGAGTACATAATGGACTAATAGTGCCAACACATGTATATAGCTTAAGTTTAAAGAGAGGTTGACATGAGATACACAATTAATACTGATGAAAATGGTTATATTCTATCAATTGCAAACACAGAAAATGACAAAGATGAAATTGATTTAGATGCACTTGATTTAAACTTTCTAAACTGCTACAAGTATGAAAACGGAAAAACATTACTAGATGAAACAAAAAAGCAGAAAATGATTGAAGAAGAAAAAAGCAAACCATATGTTGCAACCTATGGCGAAAGATTGGATGCTATTGATTCAGCAATTGAAGCTCTTGCTGAAATGATAGGAGGAAGCGAATAATGGTTAAATGGTATTTATTACAGATTCATATGAACCGTATGACATTGGAAGAAGTGCCTAAAAGATGGCATGATGCAGTGGCAGAAGTATTGAAGAAGACAAACAGTTAACTCAAGCTGAGGAAAAAAAATAACAATACAGGCGCATTGAGCGCCTTTTTAGTATAATAAATATAAGCGAGGCGTAAGATGATAAAGTTATTTGGAACAACAGACAAGGATTTTTCAAGCAATGGTGATGCAGTAATTCAGCCATTCAAAGCAAAAGTCCATAAAGAGGACAATGGAAAATTCTATCTTAATATTGAAACAGACATATCATATGTTGACATTCTGACAGAAAATAGAATTATCGTTGCAGATACTCCTCAAGGCGCACAGGCTTTCCGCATTAAGAATCCAGAAAAGACAAAAAGCAAAATCACAATCAAGGCACCACATATCTCATATGATGCAGAAAACTATGTGATTGCAGACAGTTATGTTGTTGATAAAAATTGCAATGATGCGATGGACCATCTGAACAGCGCCACAGACAATCCTAGCCCATTTCAGACGTATTCTGATATTGCCACAGTTGATTCATATAGGTGCGTGAGAACATCGCTGTATGACGCTTTTAGCACGGTTCTAGAGCGTTGGGGTGGTCACTTTGTGCGTGACAATTACAGGTTTGGTATCATGAGTACTATCGGACGTGATAACGGTGTGACTGTACGATACAAAAAGAATCTGAAGGAAATGACATGCACAACAAACTGGGATAATGTTGTTACAAAACTTATGCCAGTTGGAAAAGACGGTCTGCTGCTGGATGAGGTATATCTTTACAGCAAGACACAGTATGATATTCCATTTACAAAAGTCGTGTCTTTCAATCAAAACATTGATCAGGATTTATACAAGGATGCAGAAGGACATCTTGATTATGCAGAATATAACAATGCACTGATTGAGGATTTGAGAGAGCAGGGACAGGCATACGTTGACGAGAATTGCGTGCCAAAAGTGAATTATACACTCAAGGCAAATCTTGAAAAACTGACAGACATTGGAGATACAATCGAAGTCATTGACGAACCAATGGGTGTGGATATTACAACACATGTTATTTCGTATGATTATGATTGCATTCTGGGGAAGTATACGGAGCTTGAGTTTGGGAACTTTCAACAAAAAGTTTCTGACCTTATGGGAACAGTAAACTCAACAATTCAGCAGAGTGTTGAGAAGAACAATTCTGCCTTACAGGTTGTGTTTTCAGATGCAATTCAACATGCTCAGGAAACAATTCTAGGCATGCTTGGCAATTCTTATGTAGTGTATGAAGGCGACAAGATTCTTGTGGTTGATGCATTACCGAAGGAAGAAGCTCACCACGTCATCATGATCAACAGTGGCGGTATTGCATTTTCAAGCACTGGAATCAATGGAACATTCGAGAGTGCATGGACGATTGACAACGTGTTAAATATGCAACATATCAACGTTATAAACTTAGTCGCTGACATGATCAAAGGTGGAACGTTGAAGCTTGGCTCTAACCTTAACCAGAATGGACAGATTGAAGTCTACGACGAAGCAAACAATCTGATTGCAAAACTGGACAAAAACGGGCTTATTATGTATGGACTTGATGGCTCATATTTGGTTGTCAATAATTATGTAGGTTTTGCAGGATATGACAGAACAGGTGCCAAAACATTCTGGGTTTCAGGTGACGAGTTCCACCAGAAAAAATCTGTCATTGAGGAAGAGATCACGTTGTGCAACAAGGCGAGATTTATTCCGATAACTGTTAAGGATGGCGATACTGTTACAAATGACGGAATTGGTATAGTGGGGGTGTGATATGGCGACATCAGGAACATTTAAAACATCAGCTTATGATGGTGCATGCTTACAGTTCGAC